AAGGGCGTGATCCTTGGGCCCTCGGGTGTGGGCAAAACTACGCTGCTCAAAACCGCCGATGCGCCCCGCACGATGTTCGTTGACATGGAAGCCGGCGATCTGGCCGTGCTGGATTGGTCCGGCGACAGCGTGCGGCCACGCACCTGGCAGGAGTGCAGGGATCTGGCCTGCTACATCGGTGGCCCGAATCCCGCGCTGCGCGATGACCAGTCCTACAGCCAGGCGCATTACGACCAAGTGTGTGCCCAGTATGGCGATCCGGCCATGCTGGCCAAGTACACGCTGATTTTTGTCGACTCGATCACGGTTGCGGGTCGTCTGTGTCTGCAATGGGCCAAGGGCCAGCAGCAAGCCTTCTCCGAAAAAACCGGTAAGCCCGACACGCGCGGCGCCTATGGCCTGCATGCCAGCGAACTGGTGGGTTGGCTCACCCAGTTGCAGCATGTTCGTGACAAGGACATCTGGCTGGTCGGGATCCTCGACGAGAAGCTCGACGACTTCAACCGCAAGGTGTTCAGCCCTCAGATCGAAGGCTCCAAAGCCGCGCTGGAACTGCCCGGCATTGTCGATCAGGTTATCTCGATGGTGGTGCTCAAGTCGGATGACGGCACCCCCTATCGGGCCTTTGTCTGCCAGCACATCAATCCCTGGGGTTACCCCGCCAAAGATCGTTCCGGACGACTGGAAGTCGTCGAGGAGCCGCATCTGGGCCGCCTCATATCCAAGATCACCGCACCGCGCGCGCAATAAGCAGGAGAGTATTCATGAACAGCTACAGAAACAACGCCGCCTGGAATGACTTCAACGATGCCGAGGACCAGCGCGAGTACGCCCTGATTCCACCCAAAACCCTGGCCAAGGTCATCATGGCCATTCGCCCGGGCGGGTATGACGATCCAAGTCAAGGCTGGACAGGGGGCTATGCGACCCGGTCTGACAAGACGGGCGCGATCTATCTCAACGCCAAGTTCACCATTCTAGAAGGACCGTTTGCCAAACGGGTGGTGTTCGGTCTGATTGGCCTGTCCAGCCCAAAGGGCCCGGAGTGGACCAATATCGGGCGCAGTTTCTTGCGCGCCATTCTGAACTCGGCGCGTGGCATCCATCCGGCAGACAACTCGCCGCAGGCGCAGAGCGCGCGCCGCATCAGGGGGTTTGCCGATCTGGATGGCGTGGAGTTCGTCGCCCGCATCGATGTTGAAAAGGATCAGAACGGCGATGACAAGAACGTGATCAAGGCCGCCATTCAGCCGGATCACAAGGAGTATGCGGCCCTGATGGGGCGGCCGATGCGTACGCCAAGCCATGCGACCTCGGCTTCGCCCGCCGGTACGCCCACCCCTGTGTCATCGGCGTCTGCCGTTCCCACCCGTCCTGCCTGGGCGCAATAAGGAGGGATGGCGATGATGCTGCGTCCTCGGCAGCGGGAATTTGTCACCCGCTGCGTTACAGCCCTGAAAGCCCATGGCAACACCCTCGGCGTGGCGCCGACCGGTGCAGGCAAGACGATCTGCCTGTCCGGCACCGCCGGGGAGTTTCTTCAACATCCAGACGCCAAGGCCTGCATCTTGGCGCACCGCGACGAATTGACCGCGCAAAACCTGACCAAGTTTGGCCGCGTCAGTCCGCATGTCAGCACCTCGGTCTTCGATGCCCACCAGAAATCGTGGTCGGGTCAGGCCACCTTTGCCATGGTGCAAACGTTGGCACGCAACCTTGGGCAGATGCCCACGCTGGACATGCTGGTGATCGACGAGGCTCACCACTGCGCGGCGCCCACCTACCGGCGGGTCATCGACTCGGTTCTGGCCAAGAACCCGCATGCGCTGATTTATGGCGTGACCGCCACGCCCCATCGCGGGGACGGCAAGGGACTGCGCGAGGTGTTCTCTAACGTGGCGGACCAGATCCGGCTGGGCGAGCTGATTCGCTCTGGCCATCTGGTGCCACCGCGCACCTTCGTGGTCGATGTCGGAACGCGTGACGCGCTCGACGGCGTTCGCAAACTGACCGATGACTATGACATGAATGCTGTGGCATCCATCATGAACACCACGCCTGTGAATGCAGTGGTGGTCCAGCACTGGCAGGCGCATGCCGCCCGGCGCAAGACCATTGCATTCGCCGCTACCGTGGATCATGCCTATGCCGTCTGCCAGGCCTTCAACGCGGCGGGTGTTCGGGCCGCTGTGGTTCATGGCGAGATGACACCGGCCGAGCGGCAGTTCACCCTGGCTTCGTATGAGACTGGCGATGTCATGGTGCTGGTGAACGTGGCCGTGCTCACGGAAGGGTACGACTACACCCCGACCTCCTGCATCGTGCTGTTGCGTCCCAGTTCCTACAAGTCCACGCTGATCCAGATGGTCGGACGCGGCCTGCGCGTGGTCGACCCCGCTGAACGCCCCGGCGTCATCAAGACGGATTGCGTGGTGCTGGACTTCGGTACCGCATCCCTGCGCCATGGCAGTCTGGAGCAGGAAGTCGATCTGGATGGTTTTGCCAGTGACGGCGAAGCGCCGACCAAGCGCTGTCCGCAGTGTGATGCCGAAGTGCCGATGGCCAGTCGCGAGTGTCCGCTCTGTGGTCACAGCTTTGCCAAGGCGATCGAAGAGGTGCGTCACCAGATCAGCGATTTCGTGATGACCGAAATCGATCTGCTCAAACGCTCCAACTTTGCCTGGTGCGACCTCTTCGGCGACGACTGCGCACTGCTGGCCACCGGCTTCAAGGCCTGGGCCGGGGTCTTTTTCCTGAGTGGACGTTGGTACGCAGTCGGCGGCGCCGAAAAACTGCACGCCCGTTTGCTGGGCGCCGGTGAGCGCACGGTTTGCCTGGCACAGGCCAATGACTGGCTCAATGACCAGGAAGTCGACGATGCCGCTTACAAGACACGTCGCTGGTTGCAGGAGTCGCCCACACCCGGGCAACTGCGTTACCTGCCTGCGCCGCTGCGCGCGGATTTCAGCCTGACCCGTTATCAGGCCTCGGCGCTACTGACATTCCAGTTCAACAAGGCGGCCATCCAGCGCCTGGTCACAGCGGCCAACGATGCGGTGATGGCCGAGTTGCTGGAGGCTGCGTGAGATGTGCAGTGTGCTCTCGCCAAGCCAAAGGCCTAGGGTATTTCAACCCGCGCTTGCGGCGTTCCGACGCCCGTCGCTACAGCGACCGGTGGGTGTTCTGTTCCATGCGTTGCCAGAACGCTTTCTCCAAGCTGATGGAGCGCCTGACCCAGTTTCAGGAGGATGCCGTGATTGATCCCAGCGACATGGAGCTTGCGGCGATGCGTTGCGCACTGGCTCCCTTGGGTGAGTACGTCGCTTCCATCGGCATGGATCGTCCCTTGGCCGACTACGGCAAGGACGAAGTTCTGCGCTTGGTGGAGGTCGTGGTCGACGCCTACCAGGCCCACATGCTGGCCGAGCACGAACGCATGGTCGAGCGCGACCGCACCTTCTTTGAACAACTCGCCAGCCGCAAGGCCACTGCCGCCACGGGTGGCGATCACCACAGGATTCCATTTTGATGATCGACCTGAACCATCAACCCAAATTTCACGAGCAGGTCGCGGCGCTGCTGGATGCTGCCCTGCAAGCCGAACGCAGCCAGCAATCCCGCCGGCGCTATCTGGGCGCATCACGCCTGGGTGTGCCCTGCGAGCGCGCGCTGCAATTCGAGTATGTCGATACGCCGGTGGACGACGGTGCCGAGTTGTCTGGTCGCACGCTGCGGATCTTTGACGTCGGCCATGTCATGGAGGACTTGGCCATTCGCTGGCTGCGCCTGGCCGGCTTCGACCTCTACACCCGCAAGCAAGACGGCGAGCAATTTGGCTTCTCCGTCGCGGGTGGCCGCATCCAGGGGCATGTCGATGGCGTGATCGCTGGCGCTCCTATCGAGCTTGGCTTGTCGTTTCCCATGCTTTGGGAGTGCAAGACCATGAACGACAAGCACTGGCGCGATGCCGCCAAAAAGGGTGTGGCCGTGACCAAGCCGATCTATGCCGCGCAAATGGCGATCTATCAGGCTTACATGGAGCCGAGCATCCCCGGCATCGCGTCCCATCCGGCGCTGTTCACCGCCATCAACAAGGACACCCAGGAGATCTGGCTGGAACTGGTGCCGTTTGATGCTGCACTGGCCCAGCGCATGTCCGATCGCGCCGTCAAGGTCATCCAGGCTACAGCGGCCGGTGAATTGCTGCCGCGCGTGGCGTCTGAGCCAAGTTTCTACGAATGCAAGTACTGCGCCTGGGCACGTCGGTGCTGGCGCGAGCAGGGTGTTAGCGTATCGGGGGTGCAGTCATGAATGCACGTCTTCCTCACCCCGTCATCGAGGCATTGACGGTGAGCACCCGCCGCCTGAAACCCTTGATCGGCGCATCCCTGCTGGAACGCCTGCTGCTGCGCCATGTGGCTGTCGTGTGCCCGGAGTCGCGATTGGTCGTGGCCGTGATCAAACAGGCGTTCATTGACCTGTGCTCGCCCTCGAAGCATCTGCGCACTGAGGCCAGACGGTTCTTCCGAGACGGGCGCCTGGAGCTGTGGTCCGATCAGGTTGGCCTGTCGCCCGACTTCATGCGAGAGATCGCGTTGAAAGCGGGTTACCTAAACCCGGCAGACACCGACGAAGGAGGTGTCCATGCTTGATTTCAATGACCAAGAACCCGCTGTCCCATCACCCAACGGGAATACCGAGCGGGATGAACTCCGATCGGCCTTGTTGGCACGGCTTGAGGGTGTGCTGTTTGGCTTGTTCCCGGCGGGCAAGGTGACACACGGCAAATTCTTTGTCGGCGATGTGCTGGGTAGTCCGGGCCGTAGTCTGGAGATCGAACTGGATGGCGAACGGGTTGGCCTGTGGATCGACCGCGCCACGGGCAATGGTGGCGATGTCTTTGCGCTCATCGCTGCGCACCGCCATTGGGACACCCATCGTGATTTCGCGGCCATCCTGGGCTTCGCCCGGGAGCTGCTCGGCCGCGCACCCGCCGTGCCGCCAGCCAAACGCAAGGCAACCGCTCCGGTGGATGAATTGGGTCCAGTCACCGCCAAGTGGGACTATCTGGCCGCTGACGGCAGTCTGGTTGCCTGCGTGTATCGCTATGAGCCCAGCCCTGGACGCAAGGAATTCCGCCCTTGGGATGCCAAGCGGCGCAAGATGGCACCGCCCGAGCCGCGCCCGCTCTACAAC